CAACCGTTTGAGTGTCGTAGCCGGAAAGCGGCTTATCGGTGTCGCCCTGGCCCGGCAAATCAACGGCGATAATTCGGTATTGATCAGCCAGAGGCAGCATGACATGTCGCCATGCAAACCAGCTTTCAGGAAAGCCGGCCAGCAACACCAGCGGAAAGCCATCCTCACGACCGCCCGTGACATAATGAAAGCGCAGACCTTCTATTCGGGAAAAATGGTGACTAAAACCGTCGGGTGCAGCAGGGAGCATGAGAGCAGACATAGGGTTTTCCTAAAGTAAAAGTACACTACCGGCTTACCGCCGCCATGGCGCGTTGTAATCATCCGCCGCTTAAAATGGTGAACCAGGTGCATGGATCAAATGAGTCATGAAGACCGCTGCAACGGCAATATCGCCCCGGCGAGCGCGGCCTCAACAATCATGCGTTACGCCAGAACCTTCAACGCCTGAGCCACAAAACGCTCAGCATCGTCGGTGAGGGTTGAGGCTTTACCGATGACGCGCATTCCCTGAAGCAACGCCAGAATCACCTCGGCAGCGGCGGTTTCGTTGGTGGTCGCGGCAATGGAGCCGTCCTGTTTTCCGCTTTTGATCAATTCCGCAATGTTGCTGCGCCGCGTTGCCAACTGTTTTTCGAGGCTGGTGGCTGCAGCGCCGAGCTGGTCGACGTTAGTGACACCAGCCACCACCATGCAGCCCAGCTTGCCCTCTTTCCCCTGACTGAGCTCAACGTAATCCCGCAGCAGTTCAGCAAGCTTGTCTTTAGCTGTCGTGGCCTTTTCCAGCCGGGTTTTTATGTGCTCTTCACGAAGAAACACATACCGTTCAAGCGCCCTAGCAAAAACGCCCTGTTTGTCTTTATAAGCCTTGTAAACGCTACCGGTACTGAGGTTGGTCGCTGCGGTGATGTCGCTGATGCTGACATCACTAAAACCACGATCGCGAAATAGCCTGATGGCCCCATCCAGAAATTGCGCTTCGTTAAAAGCACGCGGTCGGCCCGCAGAGGATTGCTCACTGCCGTTATGGGAAGGAGGTTTCATGGCTAATCTCCAATTAGGAAATGATCGTTTCCTTTTTAGAGCATGGAGGGGGAGGCTGTCAAGGGGGAGGATGGGGAGGCGGGTTTTTGGGCTGGCGGGAGTTGAACCCGCGTCCGAAATTACTACATACCATTTTACTATGTTTAAAAACAGTAATTTATGAATCTTATCAATGTGTTGATTGTATGTTGTGTTACGGTGTTTTAGAGAGTTTTATTGGTTTGTCGCCAGTTTGCCGCCATGATTTTAACGTTACTATGTAGATTTCCGGTTCGTTATGATGGTCTTTTCAGCGAGATGTATTGTCGATATTTTGTTCAAAAAAAACATTGCAACCCCACCACCCGTGACTACGCAGTAGGCGGCTAAACCACATTTTGCAATTAATGTTAGTGAATTGATTTTTTCAATCATGTGACTGTTAGGTAGCATGGTATAAAAGAAAGGAAGTGCCACCACGGCTGCATTTGCAAAATAAAGTATGAGGCTGATTGTTTCGACAAGTTTTCGCCAGATCCAAAACCGGTAAAGTTTATTAGACCAAGTGAATACGTTAACTTCATTACCTATCTTTAGAAGCTTTTGACATTTGCTATAATTATCAATGTCTCTTACCGGATCTTTAGAGTGCAAAAGTATTCTTCGCTGCTCAGGCGTAAGATTTGAGTCTTTCGTTATTGCAGAGATGCCGTACTCTATTGAGATGCGTTTGAAATTTTCATCGGAGGTATTCTTGTACATATTATAAGCAAATTCGCTGTATGCTTTTCTTGAATTGAAAACCTTATCTCGCTTATATACCCAACCCGATTTTAATGCGATGATCGAAACAATCACCGGCAGTATTGGTGATAACATCTTAAAAATCTCAACCATGCTAAGGTCTGTCATTATGACTCCGTGTGTAATTCAGGTTAGCCAGCGGATTTTTAGTAACTGCATCCTCAAGATGGTCTGGGGCAAAATGTGCATAAATCATTGTCATTTTGATATCAACATGACCGAGGATGTCGCGCAAAACTAGAATGTTCCCGCCATTCATCATGAAATGGCTGGCAAATGTGTGTCTCAGAACGTGCGTGCATTGCCCAACAGGAAGGCTGAGCCCGGCTCGTTTGGTGGCTCTTTCAAAAGCCTTACGGCATGGGGAAAATAATCTGCCCCTTGTTTTAGGAATCTCGTTATACAAATCTTCTGAGATAGGCACAGTCCTGTTTCGCTTGCCCTTTGTTTTCGTATAAGTTATTCGGTATTTAGTTACCTGATGCCCCTGCAGGTTCTCGGCCTCACTCCAGCGTGCACCGGTGGCAAGACAAATTTTTGCTATCAATAAAAGATTCGGGCTAAGAGAATCAGCGCAGGCATCTAGCAACCGCTTAATCTCAATAGGGGCTAGAAAGGCCAGTTCACCCTCAGCAATACGAAAACGGGGAAGCCCTGCCAATGGATTTGGGGCTGACCAGTGGCCGAGTTTTTTGAGCGTTCCAAAAACTGCAGAAAGATTGCTTTGTTCTAAATTTACAGTACGAGGTTTAACCGCTGGCAAAAAACCACCTGATTCATTTCTGACCTCTCCCTTTAAGCGGGCTTCGCGATATTTAGTAAAGTCACCGGCAGTAAGTTCGGAGGCTATCGGATCCCCAAGGGCGTTACATATGATATGTAACTTAGCCTGCATCCTTTTTGGGTCTGCCAGGGTTTGCCCGTAGAGTGAGTGCCACTGTTGAATCAGCTCTGATAAATTCCGCCTGTCATCCTTCTCTCCCAACCAAGGCTTTTTGTTAACTTCATCCATCGTGAAGTTTTCGAATGCTATAGCCTCGCCTTTCGTCGCAAATTGCTTACGCACACGCTTACCGTCACGCCCACTTGGGTAGCACTCGCACAGCCATTTTCCGTTTGGCTGCTTTCTAATAGTCATATGTTATAGGCCCTTGATAACTTTGACTGCGCGACCAATGACTTCAACATCATCTACTGAGCACTCAAATGATGCTTCTTCATGGTTAACCACAATCCTGTTGCCTGGGATGCGTGAAATTTTGACGAAGCTTTTCACACCGTCGATACCTACCAGCCAAAAGCCATTGCTGATCTGTTTTACGGAGGTATCAACAATAAAACTATCAGTAGGTGTTTTTACGAACAAAGAATTTGAAGACTCACCCTCTAACAATCTGCTATCCAGAAGCATTTCATCATCTGACTGCAGTTCACCGTTCTTTAACTCCGCATGTTTGATGCTGGGAGCTACGATTTTAGAAAGTGGTCTTACTGTGACTGCGGTTTCCTTTTTGAGATTTTTTTCTTCGCTGTCATTCGTATACATTTCACCCTGACCAGTAGCTAGCCATAAAAGCGAAATTCCAGTTTCAAGAGCACATTGGATAACCCATTCAGCAGGGAAGCTATCCCTTAAGTATCTGTTTGCCATAGTGCTTTTTGATACGGATAGGTGCTCACATAGCTGTTGGCGGGAGCTAAAATTGTAGGCCTTGATAAGTCTATTTATCGCATCACGCCCGCCGCTATCGTTACCAGCCTTGATTAAGCTCATAATCAAACCCCTTGGCGCATATAAAAAGTGATCTTAATATCCACTTAAGTTTTGAAAAACAAACTTAAACCATATGAAACGAGATAAAACGAAACTAAACTAAGAGATACTGCACTATGAGCACTGAGATTTCAATTCGTGTACCAAAAGTGATAGCTACTCCGGCTGAGTTCGCTGAATGGGAGGGGTACTCCCGCGGATCGGTTTATCAGATGATTCATAACGGTAAACTGGCTAACTACATTGAAAAGAAAGATAAAAATAAAAGTCGCGTATCCATTCTTTACCTCAAATACAAAAAGGACCAGGCGATCAAAAACATGGACAAGTCTGCATTCAATTACAACGTTGTAGTTGGTTGTTAAGTTCAATTATGTGAACTTTAGAGGGATTAATCATGTTTGATTTTCGTGTATCCACACATAACCACTTTGACGAGGCCTGCCGACGGTTTGCCCTGTCTCACAACATTAAAGAACTGGCACAGGCTGCAGGAATGAACGCACAGACCCTGCGTAATAAGCTGAACCCTGAGCAGGCGCACGAGTTGACCGTTAAAGAAATGATTTTACTCAATGACCTGACCGAGGACCCGACCTTAATGGACGGGGCGCTGGCACAGCAGCATTGTTTACCTTGTGTACCGATAAACGAGTACGCCGAAGAAAAGCTGTCAGCCTATGTGTTGAAGGCAACAGCAGAAGTAGGGCAACTGGCAGCCGGTGCAATGAATCAGGATGCGTTGAGCACTTCATGCCGCCGCAGCCTTTTGCAGAGCGTCAACACTGGCATTCGATGTCTGACTCTTGCGGCAATCGCTGTGCAGGCCCGCATTCATTCCAATCCCACTATGGCATCAACCGTAGACGCGATCAGCGGCCTCGGCGCATCCATTGGACTGAGCTGAGGAGCTGACAATGATTTCACTGGCTTCACGTCTTAAGCGTCAAAGCCCGTCCGTAGCCTACGCCAACGGCTGGATCATGGGTGAGAACGGCAAGCCCTGGCATCCGTGCAACAGTCAAAAGCAACTGCTACATGGGCTGACCAGCAAGCGCAAACCCGCCGGTTTCATGGCGCGTTTATTCAGGGGGTAACATGCAGCGAGTAACAGGCAACACAACCGCACAGCAAGGCCCGGCATCTTTTGCCAAAACTCATTCAACGGGCAATCGTGCTGATGCTGTTAACAAAATGTCGTTTGATGAGTTTCGGAAAAGCTGGCGGCAGCAGCGTGACAATAACGCAAACCCGTCACTGCGCTATTTCAACCATCAGAATGACGAGTTTAAATTTTGCGTGTTAACCCTGGCTAACCGAGAAAATCCTAAAACATTTTCACAGGAGGAGATCGGAAAGCCGTTTGAATACTTCGACGAATGCCGCCGCGAATTAATCATCATGGCGATGAATAAAATGGCGCGCTGGGGAAAGATTCTGCCCCGACAATTTTCTACCGCAGACTGTTTTTTACCTAAGTAAATAAGACTCAAAAAATTAATGGCGTAAACCCGCCGGGCATTCCTTTGCCCTGAATCTGGAGATTAGAAACATGAGAAATACCGAAACCCGTAATTTTGAAGCCGATGCAGACACGCTTAATGCACTGCTGAGCAAGGCCAAAACAGAGCAGCGCAGCGATGATGCGCTGGCCGTGTCAATCCGCATTGCGGCCCTGGTCATCCATGCCCGCAAGCACGAAATGACCGCGCCGGAAATCATTGAGCTGCTGGATAAAGAGGCAGAGCGTTTTGAGCATCAGGCGCGGGAGCTGCACTAATGGCCGATTCAATGGATTTAGTCCAGGCACGCGTTGAGGAAGAACTGCAGCGCAATCTCGCCAACGCACGTCGCCAGCCCGCCGGGGCTGGTGAGTTCTTTTGCCAGGCCTGCGATGAGGCGATACCGGCGGCTCGTCGCCGTGCCGTGCAGGGAGTCACCCACTGCGTTACCTGCCAGCAAATCATCGAGCTAAAAAGCGCCCACTACAAAGGCGGTGCTGTATGAGTACGATCCTCAAGTGGGCGGGCAACAAAACCCGCCTCATGCCTGAGCTGCTTAATCATCTGCCGCAGGGGCAGCGCCTCGTTGAGCCGTTCGCCGGTTCCTGCGCCGTTATGATGGCTACGGATTACCCGGATTATTTAGTGGCTGACGTTAATCCCGACCTGATTAATCTTTATCGCCAGATTAAAGAACACACGCGCCCGTTTATTGTGTTGGCGATGAGCCTGTTTACCCAAAACAAAACGGCAGAGGATTATTACCGCATCCGCGAAGCGTTTAATCATGACCCCGCCTTGCCTCTGCTTGAGCGTGCCGCACACTTCCTTTACCTGAACCGCCACGGCTACCGCGGCCTTTGCCGTTATAACCGTAAGAGTGAATTTAATATCCCCTACGGAAACTATTCTGAACCCTATTTCCCCCTGGAAGAAATCGAAACTTTCGCAGCCAAAGCCCACCGTGCAACGTTTATCTGTGCCGATTTTCGCGAAACACTGAGCATGATTCAGACCGGCGACGTCGTTTATTGCGATCCGCCTTATGACGGTACATTTAGCGACTACCACGCAGGCGGATTTGATAAGGGCGCGCAGCAGGATTTAGCCAGCATGTTAACCAGCGTGTCAGAGCGCTGCCCGGTTATCGCTTCAAACAGCGATACCGACTTTACGCGCACGCTTTTTAATGCCTACGAGCTGACCAGCGTCAGGGCTGCCCGCGCGGTTGGTATAGCCGCCGGTGACAGTAAAAGCGCGGCAGAAATCATTGCTGTTCGTCGTCCTGCCGCTGTCTGGTTTGGGGTTGATATGGCTGCAAAAGAGGCAGCTACATGATTGAGCAGTACGCTTACCCGTGGAATGCGCCACGGGAAGCCATCGCCAGCCCTTATCCCACCTATGAGGAAATGCACAGCCGCAGTCAGATGATTGCGGCTTTAGTGCGTGCGCAGGAGCTGCTTGAGCAACAGCCGACGCTGATCCAGATTGACGTTAAGCGTCGCGTCAATGAGCTGGAAAAATCACAGGGCATTGCCCGCGCCAATGCGTACTTAACGAAAACTTTCGTCGAGCGCACATTGCCGCGTGTTGAATGCGTTAATGAGCAGTACCGGGTTAAGACTATTGACGCCAGCACCTTTAACCTGTTGACGCAGAATGCCCCTAAAGAGAATGGCGCGGCGCTTGCCGGCGGCCAGCTGTGGGAGCTGATGAGGCGCTTTAACCGCCTGGCTGATATGTCGCGTGCCGATGTGGATTTGCTGGCCGGTGATATTGCCAGTTTCATTCTGGCCGAGCTGGTACAGGCACACGCGCAGACAGCTGATGAGTCAGATTATAAATACACGCACCGCGTCTACATGACAGCGGCGGCCATCACCCGTGAATTTAATCAGACGCCGCCACTGTGGGATAAGGTGACGTCCCGTTTCTTTGATCCTGAGGAAGTCACGCCCGCCGTGCTGCGTATGCAGACAGAAAAATGGTGGACGGGCCGACTGCGCCGCGTGGCAGCGTCATGGCGGGAACACCTGCAGATTGCCTTGGCTAACGTAAGCAAAAAACACACGCCTTACGCCAGCAGAATGACCGTTTCAGAATGGCGGGAGCAGAAGCGCCGCACCCGTGAGTTTTTAAAGGGCATGGAACTGGAAGACGAGGACGGCAACCGTATCAGCCTGATTGAAAAATACGACGGCAGCGTGGCTAATCCGGCCATCCGTCGCTGTGAGCTGATGACCCGCATTCGCGGCTTTGAAAATATCTGTAATGAGCTGGGCTATGTCGGCGAGTTTTACACGCTGACCGCGCCGTCACGCTATCACGCCACAATCAAAACCGGCCATCGTAACCGCAAATGGAATGGTGCCAGCCCCGCAGACACGCAGCGTTACCTTTGCAGCGTCTGGCAGCGCATCCGCGCAAAGCTGCACCGTGATGACATTCGAATCTTTGGCATTCGCGTTGCCGAACCTCACCACGACGCAACGCCACACTGGCACATGCTGATGTTTATGCGTCCCGAAGATGCGGATCAGGTGCGCCAGACAATCCGTGACTATGCCTTTCAGCAGGACAGCAACGAGCTGACC